TCGATCCAGAGGCTCCAGGCTGGCACGAAGAGATCGGGCACGCCTGCGACGACGCCTTCGGCCTTGAGCTTCGCGCCCGTTGTGCGGCTGCGCTGCGAGCCGTTCGGAATCGCGAGGATTCGCACCGCCGGGTGCGTCTGCCGAAACCAGCGCACGAACTCGCGCTGCTCAACGTGCTCCGTCCTCAGAACGGCAGCAGGTCCGCCCACTGCGGGCAGTCGTTTGGTTCCTCGACGAACTCGAGGGGCGGGCGGGCGTCGAACTTCTTGCATATTGCATCTTCTTCGTAGCCGCCCGAGCGGGTGGCGTAGTGGTCGCACGATGCGCAGCATCGGGGAGGATTCGCGAGGACTTCAAGCCACGTCTTGACTGCGGTCATGCGTCCATCTCCTGGTCAGTATCTCGGCAAACTTGCCGCGTTGCGTGTATCTTACCACAGACGGGTGCGAAGCGGAATTCATGATGCGTGCTACTTCGTCGAGGTCGTCGGAAAGCGCCCAGCCAGGCGAGAGGCCCGCGTCGGTCGCAACGCGCGCGAGCAGCCTGCGGGCCTTGTCTCCCGCATATCCGTCGTGGGCGATCGTCAGGTACTCGTCGACGGAATCGGTTAGGCCGGAGTAGTACCGCACGCGCAGCGATTCCTTCCCGGAGCTGCGCCCTACGTGCCGTCGCCATTCCCAGGCGTCGACCTCGAGCTCGCGCACGTCAGAGGCAGGGCCGCCCATGATATCCACGTCGCGGAGCACGAGCACCTGCTCCTCAGGCGCGGGGAACTCGTGCCCGCACGCAGGGCACACGCGCGCACTAGGATTGACGAGCTCGTTGCAGGCGTCGCACACCTTCACGGGCGCTTCGCCGTTGCACTTCTTCGCCTTGTTCGGCTCGCGCACGTTGAGGATAGGGCCGTGCGTCTCGATGACGCCCGCGAAGTCGAGGACGAGGCAATCGTCTTTGCTCGGGGCGGGTCGCATTCCTCGCCCCGCCATCTGCACGTAGAGGCCCGGCGAGAGGGTCGGGCGCATCATGGCGATGACGTCGACGCCGGGATGGTCGAAGCCCGTCGTGAGCACGTTTGCGTTCGTCAGCGCACGCAACTCGCCAGCCTTAAAGGCGTTGATGATGCGCTCGCGCTCCTTCTTCGGCGTGTCGCCAGTCACGCATTCGGCGGCGATGCCCTCGCGCTGAAGCGCAGAGCAAACGTCGCGGGCGTGGTCGACGCCGCAGCAAAAGAACAGCCAGCTCTTGCGGTCGCCTGCGAGCGCGATCGTCTCGCGCACCGTGCGCGTGTTCTGCTCTGGCGTGTTTACCGCGCGCTGGAGCTCGCTCTCAATGTACTCTCCGCCGCGCGTGTGGACGCCTTCCGTGTCGAGCCCGCACTCGGTCCATTTGCTTCGCAGCCGCACAAGGTGGCCGTCGCGCACGAGCTCGTCGATGCTGACTGGCTTGATGAGCGCGGAGAAGAGCGCGCCGTCTTGGTCGATCATCCCGTGCCCGAGGCGGTACGGCGTCGCGGTGAGGCCGATGACGCGGAGCGCGGGATTGATTTCGGCGAGGTCGGCGATGAAGTCGCGGTAGCCGCCCTCGTCCTTGTGCGAAACGAGATGAGCCTCGTCGATGATGATGAGGTCGACGTGCCCGACGTCGGCGGCGCGCTTGCGAATGCTCTGGATGCCCGCGAAGGTAATGGGCTCGCCGAGCTGGCGCCGCCCGATGGATGCCGAGAAGATACCCATCGGAGCCCCCGGCCAGTGGGCGCGCAGCTTCGCGGCGTTCTGCTCGATGAGCTCCTTGACGTGCGTGAGCATGAGCACGCGCGTCTCGGGCCATTGCGTGAGCGCGTCCTCGCAAAGCGCGGCGATGACGTGGCTCTTGCCCGAACCCGTCGGAAGGACGAGGCACGGGTTGCCCCGATTGCCCGCGGCAAACCAGGCATAGAGCTGGTCGATCGCGCGCTGCTGGTACACGCGCAACTTCATCCGAGTATCCGCCCGCCGAATTTGGTGCGGAGCGCGACTAGGGGCGGGTCAATGCACGCCTTCGGGTTCGCGACGATTTCCGTCGATGCGAAGCCTCGCACCTCGTGCCCTTCGATCGTATGCACCGCGTCGCCGCCCTCGGCGTATGCGACGGGCCACGGCACGAGGTCGCAGTGCAGCGCGTGGCAGTCGTGAGCCTCGCGCATCCAGTCGTCGGGCATCACGTGGTCGCCGTTGCGAGCACACGTCCACGTGCTCTCAGGCGTCGCCGTCGAATGCGCGCAGGTCCGGCAGTTGATTTCCTGCGTGACTTTCGAGCCGTGGCAGAGGTCGTGGGCGCTGCACCATTTGCACTCGTACCACGTCGGGTCCGAGCTAATAGGCGGCGGAATCTCGTCCTGGAGCGCGATGCGTTGCCCGCGGGCTACGAGCTTCTCGGCGCGCTCTTTGTCGAGCTCGATGCGCTCGGTGTAGAGCCTGTCGTCGTCTTTGCAAACGGCGACGTAGAGGGCTCGGTCGACGCCCGTTCCGAGCATGTACGCCTGCACCTGCGCGTAGTGTTTCGGGTGCGCTTTCTCGACGCCCTCCTTCTCAACGCCGTCGAAGGACTTGCGAGCATGCGTCTTAATCTCGAGCACGTGCGCCTTCTTCGGCGCTTCGGGCACGCCTGCGGTGATGATGCCGTCAATCGAGCCGCTGACGTGGCTCCCGAACTCGACGCGCGTCTGCGCGGTGCCCGTTGCGCGGACCTTCATGCCGATCGCGCGAAGGTCTTCGACGACGGTTTCCTCTTCGCGGTGCCCTCGCCGGAACACGCGCAGGATGCGGCCAGGGAAGCGCTCGCGCACCGCCCAGCGGAAGCCGAGCCAGAGTTTACGCTCGCACTTCTCGCCGAGCGTCGACGCGCCCATGTGAGGGCGAAAACATTCCGCGTGGCTTGCGCGCTGCGCTTCGTGGCTCGCGTCGACGAGGGCCGCGATGGTGTGCTTGGGTTCAGGGATTTTCATGGCTTCCTGGTTGCGAGTAACGTCGCAAGCCTTACGGCAACCGATGCGACCGTCTCCCCATTGATTTGATAATCTTTCGCCCATGATTCAAATCTTGCAGCAATCACGGGGGCATGGTGGTCCATGAGGATAAGCCCCTTCGGAGGTTCTTGCAGTTTTCTAGTCAGGGCGCACTCGTACGGCTGGCAGGTCAACCATACTTTTGATGTTTTCAGATTCGAGTCTACCCACCAAGAAACATAAGCGTCTTTTGGATTCAAATCGCGGGCGCAAAGGTCACACATAATCATTTTCATATCTCTCCCGCAACAGCCTTCGCCGCTGCGCGCTTTGCCGCCTTGGCGGCGTCTTCTGCTGGCATCGCCCATCGACCCCGGCGATGCGCTACGGCGCAACGTGCGCAGCCGTGGAGCGGCTGCTTGCGCGTCACGAGCGCGGGGTAGCCGACCTCGGACGGCTGACTGCATCGCTTGCACGTGACGGCGAAGCGCTGCCAGCGAACCTTCTCGCCTGGATTCAGGCAGCGGATTCCGGTCCACGTCGCCGACTCGTGAGGCACCGCGATGCGCTCTCGACGTAGGCAGCCGCAGCTTCGCAGGCGGTTGTGCGTCAGGTGATACGCCTTGCGGTCGGTGACGAGCGACCCGCAATCGCAGAGCGCGACGAGCGGGCTCGTCAGGGTGACGAGCAGCCGCCCGAAGCGGTCGCCGACCCGAAGCGGGGAGCCGCCCGCAAGCGACGGCCCCCCATTCGGCTCGGTCACTTCTTCGCCCATGGCGGCGTGGCCTTCGCGGCGGCGGCTGGCGCTGCGGCCTTCGGCGGCGCGGAGCCCTCGAGCGCCTTCGCTGCCGCGACCTCGTTGGACGCCTCGTAGCCGTTCGCCGCTTCGCGCACCTTGACCTTGATGCTCAAAACGCAGCCGCGAAGCTCGTCGGTGTCGCGCACCGTTTTCTTGCCGATCGCTCGGCAGACCTCGGCGAGCTGCTGCCGCCCGATGCTCTCGGCTGCCGAGCTGTCGTTCTTAACGTTGTAGTTCGACCAGACCTTGCGCCCCGCAGGGTCGGCGAGGGTGAACTCGACTCGGAGGTATTTGCCCGAGCCGGACTTCGTGGCGCGGCTCTCCGCGTCGGTAATCGTTGCGGCGTACCAGCCCGCCGGAATGAGCTCGTAGGAGCGATCGGCGACGGGCACGTCGGAGGCGTCAAAATCGAATTGCATTACTTGGATTCCTTGCGAGTGATGGTGAACGATGGGCGACCTGCGGTCGTCGTGATTGCCCCGCGTAGCGGGGCTGTGATGGCCGCTGCTGCGCTCTTCCAAGCGGCTGCGTTGATGTCTGCGCTCCATCGGAAGAGCGCCGTCAGGTGCTCGGTGAGCCCGTGCTCGGTGGCGAGCTCTTGCAGCTTGTCGGTGTTGATCTTCCGATTCAGCCGCCCCACGATTTTGATCGCGAAGCCCTGCTCGGTCGAAGCGTTCGTCGTGCCCTCGAATTGCTCGCTGATTGCGAGCAGCGCAACGAGTCGGTCCTCGATTGCTCGGCGTGCCTCGACGGCTTCGCCTTCGGCGGTCTTCGCCGCCGTCCAGGCGGCGGCTAGGGTGTCGAGCTCGTTCATTTTGAGCCTCCAATCTTGCCGATGACCGCCCCGAGGTCGGCGGGCTCCCAGGCGTCGAGACGCCCGGAGCGGTCTTTCGCTGTCCAAATCCCGTCTCCTTGCGTGAGGAGCCCGCGGACGGGCTCGCCTGATTCGGAGCGCTCAACGCGAAGCGCAAGCACCTCGTCGAAGAAGTACGGCAATGCCTGC